TGTGTCAATAATCATATTCTAATAAAAATGCCCCTTGATTCAAGGGGCATTGTGACAGTTTTAGAACTGTGCTAGTAATTTCTGTGTCTCTGGGTCGAATACTTCCTCGACTCCCTCTATTGAATGAATCCAATCATCATTACTATCAGCGATCTCATAGAGATCAATCATTTCATCTTCCATAAAAAAAATTGTGTGTTCAAATTTAGTATTACATATTGTTTGTGGTTTGGCAACTACCCAACTGGAGGCGGAGCACCTACACCACGAAATTCAGATGGCATAGCGTCCATATCAAATTTTGATGATGCCTTATCCATTTCATTCTTACCTTTAATGGCATTGATCTCAAGAACAAGTCCAGCAATGTCATCTTGCTGTTTGAGTAGAGCAGCATGAACCATTGACTCTAGTGAAGTCAATCTCTCGTCAAGATTACCTATAGTTTTCATCGCTGCTTGTAGTTGTTTCTTCAATCTATCAACTTGTTGCAACTTAACTTTAGTTAGTGATTCCGTATCGGAAGTAAGTGAGTCGTAAACCATGATTTATTCTTTTTAGTTATTTAGTATGTTATGTGTCATCTAAGGTAGAGATAACCGCCCGCCCAATCACACACGTTGTAGAGTCTCGCTCTGTCAGCATCATTACTCATATTAAATCTAACGTGTTTAGCGGGTTGTTTCCACCCTGCTGGTTTATATACTTCGCCTGTCAATTTATCAACAAAGCAATGAACACTTATGTCATCTTTAAACTGACGATTGACTTGTTTCCAGCGTAGGCAAACTTTATAATATTTTCTACCTTTTTCTATGAAAAAACTAATCCTATCATCTTCTTCAGACTCAATCTGAGTAACCTTTTCCTGTAGAAATGGGTCAGGTTTATCTGCCATGTTCTGATTATTAACTATAGTGCGTAAAGAATAATCTCTATACTGTTGTTCAAGGCAACGACATAATTTTTCTGTCCACTTAAGTACGTTGACTTTTTGAGTTGCTTGATGAAATACTAAATTTGACATTGTGTTTTAATAATTGTGTTTGAAATAAAGATGTGGAGCAGAGGAACAAACACAAACCCTCTCTCCACATTTTTATCATACTATATTTTGTAGTTTAGGCAACCTACTGTGTGACACCACCTTAACTGTCACACTAATTTCTACCTCTGTTGCTTTTTGACTTTTTGAACAACTGAATGTCATCAGTTCCAAATCTTCCTTTCGCCTCTGTAAGGGCGTCAGAACCAAATGGAGATATACTCTCAAACTCTGTAGAGAATAATCTATTATTCTGAATAACTTTTGCTGTCCAAAGTGCCATAACCTTAAAATATAGGGTGCGAGAAACAAAATCCAGTTACTGCAGCCGTTACAAAGTATCGGTGCTGTCAGATGGATTTGTTTCCCATGTATCTAATATACAACCATATCATGCCAGTGTCAAGCATCAAATTCTTTAGAAATTATAAAGGCGTCATATCTCTCTTTTGGCGTCAGTTGAGTGACTCTCCAACCATAATCGCCATTGGTTACAACTGTTGGCATAATATTCATAGAGATAGTTACTCTGTTGTCGCCTTTATTCTCTTCATAACCATGTGTTGTATGAGAGGGGAATAGTATCAGTTCGCCTTCCTTAGCATAAACTACTTCAGTTTGATTAAATTCTGTATGTTTTTCTTTTAATAGATGTATGACAGGGTTGGAAGGCATATAATGTCCATCTTTTGTAAATGCAGTTGGGCAGTGTCCTTTTTCTGCATCAAAATTGACATAATACACGCCAGATATGAGAGAATTAGAATGATGATGTTGGTGCTGGAATCCTCCTGTATTAGAAACATTAAACCAACTATCTGTAACTTGTACTGTCTCAGGTATATACTGTCCTTGAACTTCTTTAGCATAGGTTTCTGCCTGTAATTCACACCAATTTCTAAACTTGCCGTATCTCTCATCATTTGCCAATACTGAGTAATGTTGAATATGTTTTAATTCTTCATTTGCAGTAAATTTTATAGCATTTTCTTCTTGTTCTTTTACCTCTGATAATATAATATCCTTAATATCGTTATGAAAGGGATAAGGTATTATCGCCACTGCTGTTGGTAGTATGTGTACGACTTCCATTAACCACCCCACACTTGTTTTACAAACTCTGGAGGCAACATTTCTTTTGCCACACCTGACGTATTAAAACTAACTGTAATCCTATCGCCATCAGTTTTATTAACTCTACTTCCATGTTCTAACCATGACGGAAATAGATACAGGTGATTCTCTTTTATGGGCACATCATAAAAGTAGTCACCATATATGCTGTCCTTGATAAAGTGTTGACACATCATATACTGTTGTAACGGCGATACAACATAAAAGTTTCCACAATCTCCCTCTGGTAATTTTATATAATATGCACCACTCACAACACTTGACTCATGCCTGTGTCTCTCTGTAAATCCACCCTTTGGCAAAACATTATACCAACCACCACTAATCACGCATGGCCAGTTGCCCATTTTGTCAGCATAATGATTTAAACACTCTTGAAATGCTTTGAGTATATCTTGTGATGCAGGGGCGCCCAGTGGGTCGAAACCACCATGTGAACTCACGCCATTGACCGCTAGAGAGTGTCCTCTGTGCATATTATCTTCTATACCCTTCATTATATGGTTTCTGAACTCATCAACGCCAGGCGCTCCTGTGAGATCATACTCTTCTAATAATACAGGAAATAAATCCATTCTACCACTTACTATAATCTATGTTCAGCACCACTCTTAAATCAGAATCTGTGCAAGATGTACCAGCATGAGCAAAATTACTAGGGAATAGAACTGCTCTATTCTCTTTTGAATCTACTTGTTGCCCGTCCTCAAAATATGTATATCCGTTATTATCATTCATATACAAGACGCATATATTATGATTTGGAACATCATTTATATCTTGTCCAGTAACATCATAATGTAGAGGTTTCTCTTGTATGACTTCAGTTCTTGCTGTTGCATTAAACTTTACCCTGTATAATCCTATTGGGTTAAGTGTAGCAAATATTGGTTTGACTAAGTTATAAACATCAGATATTGGCATGAGATCATTATACAAACAATGTGAAAATTGTGGGCAATTATCATCATCGCTTACTGAGTTAGGCATATAATACCATGGCATTTGCCCACTAAAGATATAATCCTTAATGGGCATAAACACCTCAGTTGGTAGGAAGTTATCATAAACTTCTATTTTCATACTAGATACTGTTTTTCATAGTCGGTCAACTCTTCGGGAACTAACTCTTCAAATATATTATTCTGTACGAATCTAGTTTGTGTCTGGTCATAGAGTCTAATACCAGCCTCTTCATATTTTCGTAAAGTAGGAACAAGAATAACAAAATTGTTATTATTATTTGAAGTAAAGTTCTTTAGTATGTCGTTTTCTGTCCTAGTGATCTGTATTGTTTGGCAACATATAAAAAATAACTGTTTGAATTTTTCATATTCTGATAACCAAATCTCAGGTTGATCGTATATCATTCTTGCAACAAATTGTGGCGATAATATATGATCTCTAGTAGGCCTTTTGTTCTTTGGTAATCTCATGGCTTCCACACTAATATAAGGTAATTGGTTTGGATAACCGCAAGAATGTACTTGGTCATAGAACACTCTTGTCAATGAAATTTTCTTGGCTGCCGTCTGGGCATCTACCCAACGACCTTTCTTACTTGCTGCCTCCATGGCGTCGAAGGCAGTTTCAGAGAAATCTTCCCATCTTTTAGTCATTAGTAGAATAAGTTAGGGTTATCACGTTGTGAGATTTGTGGGAGAAACCAAAACTCAATCTTACTATAATCGAAATGAGTCAACTGATCAAATTGTTCTGGTTTTGTATTAAGTGTTTTTAATGCACTCAACATAAGCTCTACTTGATCTTTAATCATTTTGTTCTTCTTATAGTCTCTGATGTCTATGATGTGATCAGCAGAGTTCTGTAAACAATCAGCCATTACTACAACTTTGTTTACACCTTCAAAACCCAAAAGTTGAACACAAGCTTCAAAACATCTTCTATCATAGTCTCCATCTTTTACACCCTTAGCACCCGAACCTGACCCCTTGAATCTCCAAGGCAAGTAAACTACACCATTGGTAGAATTGCCTTTCATATCTTTAAGATATGGTGTAATTCTGGATTGAATTGGTGTTTTTGCTAAAGTATTGTTAATGACTTTCATGTTAACTAAATGAAAGTTTCTGTCATTACAAAACTCTTCTTTTTTCTCTACAGTATAGTTTGTGGTAACTGGTATGTGACCACTTAATTCCATAAGTTTGTTTCTGTAGAAAGGGAATTTGTCAGCAGGGACTAAGTTATCTTTAAAAATATCGTGAATTAATCCAATATTTTTGTCTGATTGATCACTGACATCAATCTCTTCCATTTTACACAATTTATAAATTGTGATAATATCATCTTCGGGTTTGCTGTAGTTCTTAATGAACGTAACTGCTGTCTTTCTTTTAGGATTATTTTCTAATCCCCAAGCAGTTTGTTTCCAATAAGCTGCTCTTTTTCCACCAGCTTTGTGGAAACTAACAACAGCAACAAAGAATTTTATTTCGCCATTGATTACTTCAGTACGAGTAAATTCTTCTGGGTTTAGAGAGTATAGAATATTTGCCTGTTCATTACCAGCTCTTCTTGTTTTACCAGCGTATTGTTGAAGTCTTGTAGTTTTCACACTCATTTCTCCATTTGGAGAAACAAATAAGTATGGTTCACATTCTTCTCTAGTAAAGATAGCCCAAGGCTGCTCCATAGCAAATGAGAATGAGTTATTCAAATAACTATCTGCAAACTCGTTTACATCATCTGTTTTAGTACCATTTTTCCTGACGTTTTCAGGCATACCATTTTTATCTAAGGTATAACCTAATTGGTTATCATCTTTAGTTGATACTTCAGCCCAACCAAGAAACTTAACTGCTGGAACGTCTTTATTTAATACAGAATAAGAAGTTGGAGCGATATTATTGAGAGTTGCTAAGTTTACCTTCTTTAAAAAAGAATCTACTTCCTCTTGTGTAAAAGGAGGGTATAGGAAGGGAGGTTGGGCTTCAATTTTTATTGGTACAACCCCAGACTTAGGAGCTCTTTTTGCCTCCTCTTTGGTTATTTCTGTGATTTCCTCATTAGAAAATTGAGCAAAATCCTCTGTTGTGTTGTTTTTGAATAAGTTAAACATTTTTCGATATTAAGAACGTGTAAATGAAATGACTCTATGGTCGGAAACGTCTTATGTACTCTAGAATGACATAGCCAAATCTGTTTGGCAAGGGATTAAATTATATTTGTTAATATCCTGACAGATGTTGCCTTTTTATTTTGTTGTGTTATTTTCTTTTTCATTTTCAAGAATCTGTAACATTTCTAAAGCACCTTGAACTTTTAAAAATTCTTCTTTCTTAAGTTCAAATGATTGTTGAATTTCTTGTATCTCTGTTTGTAGCTGAGTTGATCTTTGCATCAATTCGTCTTTATGGCTCATAATTAGTAAATTGCTCTCCACTATATATTCTACCACAATAAATACTATTGTCAAATAGTATATTTTTCATGGACTTGACCAATCATAGTCCTGAGCAAGAGGCCATTGACTATGAGATAGCCTCTAATCCAGAACTACAAAAATCAGCGTTGGCTGCAGAACCAAAGTTTGCCTGTTGGCATGAAAAAGTTTACAAAACTCTTGCGACTGTGGGCGATTTCATGTGTTATGTATGGTACTATGATGATAACTACAACCCACTTGAAACAACTGAGGGAACTAAGAGAATCCATATAGTAGGGTCTGAACAACGAATCGAGGACGAAATAGAGATAAACAAATATCTTGGCATATCTGACGCAGCATTCACTGAGGGTGTGATATATGTCAATGCCATTATAAGACTCAATGGAACTACTTTCCAGAATAATAAAGATTTAAAAGACTGTGTGAAATATATGTCAGGTGTGGCAAATCATTATGGAGCATCTAAGGATAAGATAGTTTGTATTGACCCACTTGATAACGATAAAATGTATGAAATGAGTTATGACGTATTATCATCAAAAACTTATTCTGATGTATCTAACAACTCTTTAAGTGATTTTACATCAATAGCAGTAGGTGGTGGTACTCTATCCACATCATACAGTACAGTTCTTGGTTCTGGGTCTATAACTTTTAGTGCAATCAAATCTAATTTTGGTTCAACTAATGATAATAATATAGACAAATATCATAGAGGAGAGAACATAGCAGATATTACCCAAAATCAGGGTGTACCTATAGCTGGAGAAATATCATTCAGTGATTTTAGAAATGTTGCCAATGGAATCACCGCCAATGCAAACGGAAATTGGATGCACTTACAGGCCAGATGGGAGATCTTCGGGGATGCCGCTTGGACTTCACCAATCAAAAAAACTCTTAACTTAACTGGTAATGTTGGGCCAGCTGATGCAAATAACCCAGCAGTCAGAATAAACTCTGGAGGCGGAGGCGAGATTACTGTCAATGTATTGTCTGGCGGTACTGTTGTAAGAGGTTGGCCAGGCAATGGAGGTGCAGGCAATAATAATGGGCAAGCTGGAGGAACAGCTATGGTTGTCTCCACTCCAATAAAAATGCCAACAACTCACTTTAATGGACGAGTTGGTGGCGGAGGAGGCGGCGGCGGAGGCGGCGGCCAAGGTGGAGGCGGAGGTTCAGGCGGCCATAACGGAAATCGTAGATGTAATCCAGGCTTCTGTTGGAGCACTCATCAATATTGTCACAACAATGGTGGTTGTGGCGGTGGAGGTGGCGGTGGCGGCACTGGCGGTAGAGGAAATGGATATTACTATGACTTTGGTAACAACTATTGGGTAGACACTCACAACGCTGGACTCGCTGGTGGTCAGGTAGGTTCTCCTGGCTCAGCTGGAGGAAGTAGGGCAGGCACTGGCGGTCAAGGTGGCACTGGCGGTGCTGGAGGTGCTCTAGAAACTAAAGGTGCAGATGGTGCTCAGGGAGGCACAGGCGGTTCTGGAGCGGGTCAATATGGTAGTTGCGGAGTTGGGTGTAATGGAAATAGAAGTGGTAACGTAGGTCAAGGCGGCAACGGAGGAGGCGCAGCTGGAATTAAAGTTCAGACCACTAATACTGGTAACGTAACTCTTACTTAATATCCGTATAATATTTCTACTTTAAATCCGTCAGCTGTCGCTGTAAGGATATTCATGGCATATAGTGCGTCATGGTAGTGATGTTCCCATGCAGATATTTCATCTTTCCATATATCAGGTATCCACGATCCATTTTTAATTTTGGATATTGTTTCTGTGTGCAATAATTCTTTATTTACAGTCTCTCCCTCCAAATATTCATTATTACTTTTTTCATATCGAGGAGAAAGAGCATAACCTAACTCTTTAACAAGACCTGTTGAGTTAAACTCTACAAATATCTCAGCATTATTATTCTCATCTAGTAATATATCTGAGGTTAGGTCTGATGCTGACTGTAATGACTGATATAATTTAGTATTAGATCTAGTCCCCAAGAACTTAAAGACCTCAGCAGATACAGTTGCGTTAGATATTTTCTTCAAACCAATTCTCAAAGACTGATTTGGTTTACTAATTATAGTTGTATTCAGTTCATAATCATACTCATCTGAACCAGTATTTTCTAAGAGATTTAATAACTCTTTTAACTTGGTAGTATCACTATAACCAGTCACATCTGTTGCCAGTTGACATAATGAGTCAATAGTGGGAGCAAACAGTGGTACTGGTTCGTATTGTAAATATTCTTCTATTGGAGCATCGAGTTTACCAGCCTCGTAAAATACTCCCTTCTCATGTAACAAATATTTGAAAACTTTATTGTTTAATATTTCTCCGTCAGGTAACTCATACTGTTCTGTACCACTAGGAACTGTAGACTCAAATCCATATTTGGTTGGCTCTGTTGGATTTGTTTTAAACATACCCATTCTTGAGGGCAACAAATTTATCTCTCTTATGTTATCGACATCAGAAGTTGTGAGCAAATTAGGAAATTGCCCTGAGTTTGAAAACTTTACTAAACTTTCTAAGTCAACCATTGCTCTCCTTTTTGATACGAAAACCAGACAATAACAGAATATCTTGTGCCTTTAGTTACAGGCTTTATCTCATGTGGATATAAAAAATTACTGGGAAAAACATGAATACTATTCTCATGTTTATCTATTGCGTGTTTATCCCAAAAAACAACTTCACCGCCCTCATAATCCTCATTTATGTTGTATGAGACAGTCACAGAGCCTGCATCAGCGTCCGAGTCTGTGTGCATAGACAAGTAACCAGTATCGGGATATTTGCATAACCAATATCCTGAGTATTTATTAAAGACAGGCGGGTTTGGTGGATTGATCTCCGCATAACCTTTATATATTTTTGGCATAACTCTCATCATGGCCTTGTGAACCAAATCATACAATTCGCCAGTTACCACAGAATTATCTTTTAATAATAAAGAGTCACATTCAATATCCTCTGTAGGACTAGACAATAGTATTTGACTACGATACCCATTCATATCATAGTAATGTGATTCATCATTATCATATCCAGCTTTATAGTCTGGAAATTCTATTCCTTCACATATTTCGAGTAATCGTCTATGATCGACTCCAGAAAGAACATTCCCAAAATGAAGGATATAGTCCAGTAATTCCATTCAGTCATTCTACTCCGAGACAAGTTGGTGGTACGAAACCAGATAAAGAAACTCTTGGTCTATCTTTATACCAGCCTTTCTTTATAATGGCACTATGCCATATGTAGGAGGGAAATATTATTAACCTATTGAACTTCATAGGAACAAAATGTACTTCCTCAAACACATCTTCCATTAACATAGAATCACAATCAATGAGTTCAGTTGATTTTTTCCTAAAATCATATGTCCACTCTTTTAAAGCCCAATACTCCTCTGTTCTTTTAAATGGTTGAGAAACGTGCTCCATGTTTGTCAATCCACAGGCATTATGATGAAAGAATGAAGTTCCGCCTTTCATGTCCTCCTCTGGGTTCAAATATAATACTGTGGCATATACTGCCGAATCAACGTGAGGTTGTATTGATGCTCTCTTTACCTCTACATCACTATGCACTGCATTTAGTTGATAAAAAGATTCTATTTGTTTGGGATCTATATTTTCAAAATCAGTACACTTCTTTATCAGATACCCTGTAAGGTAATCCAGCTCTTTCAGTTGAATTGGAAACTTACCTACAGGGCCAGGAAATACTATGTCTGGGTGACTGTCATTAATTTTTAAGGGCAATTTTCCAACAATATTCTCTAGGAATAGTTGTGGATTTTTTAGTACATTGTCCACCACGATCACATGATGTGTGTCCAACATAGTAACTTCATAATGAACATCATCAGAGACTTGTAGAGTCTCCTCATCAATTACATTCAGATTCATGATAAACTTTTTAAATATTTATTGAGCCTTTAGATCGTCAATCTCTGCCTTGAGTTCCTTGATGGCCTCTATCAATACAGGTACTAATTTCTCATACTTGACAGTTAAGAAGTTATCATTTGCTCGTTTAGCAACTGCGTCTGGGAATACCTCTTGTACCTCTTGTGCAGATACGCCAAGGTGCCTGCCTTTTGGTAATCTAAGTTCTCTACCCACCTCATTAAACTCGTATGTAAATCCACTAAGTTTGCATATCTTAGCAACAGCACCTTCAATCTGTTCAATATTTTTCTTTAATCTCATGTCAGATGCGAAGGCAGTGATGTCTCCACCGACTGTTAGATTAGTACCATCAAATTGTAAGTTGTTTGATGTTGCAGTTGTATTTGTAGCACTGTTGTATATAATTCTACCAGCTCCACCAGCAACGTTAGTCGCTAGTGTAGGAACTAGAGCGGCAATATTTGCATTAAATGTGCCTGTGACATCAAGGTCTTTGACAGTCATCTTAGTTCCATTGAACTGCAAATCATCATCTGTTGTGGTTGTGTTACTTGCACTATTGTATGGTATTCTATTTGCTCCACCAACCACGTTAGTTGCCGTTGTAGCTGTCAGTGCGTTACCTGTCATTCCGCCAGGAGCAGAGAATGTTCCTGTAACAGTCAGGTTGTTGATAGAAGAATCGCCACTAAATGTAATCTGTGTTCCAGCAGTTAGTCCATTAGGGAAAGCACCTGATCCGCCTTGGAATATACCAGTTGCAGTGATGTCTTTGACTTTTGTACTACCATTACTATCTCTAGACATGATAGAAGCACCATTGGCAGCTGTCCAGTTGCTATCGTAAGTTGTTAACCCATCAAGTAAGTCAGCGTTCAAGTTTACACACTTGACTTGAGATGATGTCTTAATAGGAGGTACGTTAGTTGCGACTGATTCAAACTGGAATGACTTAATTTGTCCAGCAGAACCAGCATCAATACTCATGCTACCAGTAGCACCAGCGTTCAAGGCAGTGATGATACCAACATCAGCGGTGACTTTTGGAGCACAAAGTCCATCACCACCAGGCACCATATTGATTCTCTCTATGGTTGCAGCATAACCAACGATACAAGTGTAGATACCAGCGTTAGCAAATATAGTTAATTGTTGTGCCTCACTGCCTGGAGTTGCAGGGTACTTACTACCGATATATCTTGTAGTTAATCCATCAGAATCAACATCATTAGAGAAGTAAGCATCAGGCCCGATTAAGTCATCAGTGAATGTGATGTCTGTACAGGTTAGATCAGCAATATTTGCAAGTTCAATATCAGCATTACCACCACCAGCAGAAGGAACTGTTAGGTTAGTGATAGTCGCATTTGTAACTGTCTCATTAGCAATAGTTGCGCTGTTAGTTACAGTTAAGTTAGTTACAATTCCAGTAAAGATGTTTGCTTGGTTTACATATTCAGTTCCCACATGAGATAGAGTTGTAATACCAATATCAGAGTAGTTCTTGGAGATAGCTGCATCAGTAACTATAAGGTCTGTAACTATACCAGCCTTAGCATATAGTTGTGTAACTGCTTCAATGACACCTATCGAGGCATTATCGGCATTAACAAATGTACCATTGAATGTACCACCTGTACTCTCAAGGTTTCCAACCTTAAGTGTACCAGCAAATGTACTTACACCAGCGAATGTGGACTTCCATGGCCCCTCAAAGTGTATAGCAGATGAAGGTTTGAAGGTAGTATATGTACCAACAACTTCCATGTTGTAAAGTCTGGAAGTACCAGCTTCATGTACCTGTGTGTAGTAACCATGATCCTCCCAAGGTATTCCCTCGTAAGAAATACCACCTGTAGTGTTGTATCCCCAGAAGTTTGCGTTCTTCTTAATTACTAGAGTATCGTATGACACACCAGCGAATGACTGGTTGGCAGCAAATGTAACCATACCAGACACAAATAGGTCTTTGATCTTAGCAACACCATTGACCTCAAGTGAATCCTTGAAGTTGAATACACCAACGCCAGACTGTCCAATACCAATCTGATCAAACTTATAGAATGCTCTATCTCTTTCCTGTGATACTGCACCAAATCTTCTCCATTCACCCTCCGCAAAGATATGTCCTACATAACCACCAGCATTTGGAACACCAGCGAATGAAAGATCACCTGATCTTGCAGCATTTATTGGAGTTGAGATACCAACAGTGATGAGTTTACCCTGTGGGGCGTCTCCTCTGATATTTAAGTTTACAGTCTCAATACCATCATCTGATGTGTTGGTTAGTTTCTCAGTCATGTTGACTGGGCCATAGAACTGTGATGTTCTATTGTTATTGTCTCCACCCTCAACTGTGAGTGACTCTCTAACTAATACCTCATCAAATACACCAGCAGCTCTCTTAATTGTTTCTGCCTCTGCATCATCACCGAGGTAAGTAAATACAGGTGCCTCAAGAACTTCTTCTTCACCAGTAATAGATGATAGTTTCTTATATCCTGTAAAGAAATCTCCAGAGTCGTTCATACCAGTATAAACAACTGTACCACCATCAAGTTCTTTCTTTTGTGCAGTCAGTGATTCAGTATCAGATAGAACTCTGTCCTGTTTCTGTGGTAATGATGTAGAGTAGTTTCCTGATCCATAACCAAGATATTCAAACGTATGTCCAGATGCACGAAGGATCGAAGGTCTGCGTAATTCCATAGCAAGAACCTTGATCTTCTTGATCGTAGTTCCTGTGATAGCTGAAGCTGAACGAGTACCAAATTGGCCACGAAGTATGTTGTTGATGTTATCGTTGGTGAATCTTACAATTTCACCATTGATCATACAGTAATCACCTCTCCTAAAGCCCTCTGTTGATGAGAGTGTAATAGTCGTATCAGTAGATGTTAATGGAGAATTAAGAGTTGCAGATATACCAGTATAGAAGTATGAACCTCTACCAGCCAAATTATTTTCACCAGCACTTAACGATTTACCATTAGCAGATATACCAGTACCAAACAGTCTGCTATCAGTCGTGAGGTATGAAGTGGCTATACCAGATGTTATAATACCAACATTACATGTAATACTTCTAAGTGGAATATCATCTTCCACACCATCAACTACAAGTTTTCTATCATCAAACAATGGGTTTTTAGTTCCTTGAATGACAAATGCGTTACCAGGCACAAGTGAATGGTTGCTGTCAACTCTAATAGTTGTCAAACCAGTAGCACCTGTAACATCAATATAAGTTACACCAGCACCAATGTTTGCTAGATGATATGTTGGAACTCTTCTATCATCTCTTTCTTTGAAGTATGGTTCAAGATTTCTTGCAGTTCCTATTTCAACTGAAACTGATTTAGATGTAGGAATATCTACGATCTTGAATGTACCATTTAATTTTGGATCTTCAAAACCAGTTAAGTTTAATCCATCGCCTAGGTTATTAAAGATACCTGTGACTGATACCACACCAGCAACACTGGGAGAACCAGCAGGGAAGGCAGATATTGTCATAGTGTTACCTATGCCATAACCACAACCGCCATCAATTAGATCGACACCTGTAATTGTACCAGCAGAGGATACTGTAACTTTAGCTGCAGCGTTTTGTCCTATCAACGCAGCATTTTCAAGATCCGCAGCATATATGACTGTAGAAATTCCTGATCCGTTATTATACCCAGCACCAGCATTGATCAAAGATATTGATTTGACTGAGTTAAAATTATGTTCAACATCAGTAAACAGAGTGACAGTGGTGTTACCAGTACCAGTGATAACTGCACCTGTAGCTGCAAAACCTACCTGTTGTCCCTGCATGAAATAACCAAGAGATTCTTTGGTGATTGATCTCTTCTTATCGCTTGTTATAACATCACCAATAACTGAAGCACTAGCATGAGTTACACTTGGTTCTGGATCTGAATCGTAGTTGTCTCTATCTTGTTGTGGATATAGATTTCTTACGTCCTGTGAGAATGATTTGGTTGACACACCAAAACCTAGATCCTTATCTAGTGGTATTGAAGCACAAGTAAGGATTACGTTATAAACACCATCTTGTCCAGATGTGCCAGGCACATGAGGTTTGTTCTCTTGAACTCTATAAACTGCAAAACTGTCCTGAGCTTTTGATCTCTGAACTGTTGGTAAGGCTTCTACCTGTTGTTGTGTAGTTCTCTGGTTTACTTGGTTGAGGAATAAGCCTGGATCTGTGGTTATACCAGTTACAGTAAACTTTTTAGTTGATGTAACATTTGATATTGGGTGTTCACCATTATAGCCTAACTTTTGATTACCTGTACTATTATTGACACTAACAATATTTTTTACTGTTACTGTGTCGCCATCCTGTAACCTATGAGGTTCTTCTGTGGTAAATGTAATAGTATTAGAACTATATGAAGCAGTCTTAATAATCTTGACGTTCTTAAGTTGAGTTGGGTTACTTAAATCTGCACTCAAGAATGATGCACTACCCACACCAACTGTCTTAGATTCCTGTAGAATGAAACCAGGCTTCGGAGCACGAGCATTGATGTGTTCTTTAGGTATGACATATCTTGCTCTGTAAACTCTATCAAGTAGTGATCTGTTGTCAACTCTACGTTTGATAAATGTAGTTCCTGTTTCCTCTCCGATAACACCCACACCAATAGTGTTGAGGGCAGGGAATATACCATTGAATGTTGTACTTGGGTGTCCTAAAACATACCAACCACCAACTGTGTTAGGCACACTATTGATAGTATAGGTAGTTTCATCATACTGCATTGGGTGGCCAGGATCGCCAGGAGTCTTGTCGGATACTGTAGATACAACAGTCAGTTTACCACCACCATTTGATATACCAGTAATCGGTCTACGAGTTGCAGCATCGTTAAATGTAGATGCCAACTGTATTCTATCCGCAGCAAGTGTGCCACCAGCAATAGCAAAGTAAACCTTATCATTGATGATTCCACTTGGAGTTTCACCAGTATTACTGAATACTCTTACTTTCTCTCCATTTACTAACTGATGATTAGTCTTGAATTGTATTACGTTAGAGATAATAGCATTGACACCAGAATTTCTGATAACCTCATACTCTTTTTTAGATGAAGTTCCAATACCACTGGAAACTTGCATGAGCAGGGGAGATTCGTAAGTTTCTTGTACAGCCTGTCCTGATAAAGTATTAACTAAACTTAGGAACAATCTATCATCTTTTCTTGCACCAATCTTAAATGAGTCAATCTCATGTGGTGGAATAATCTCCTCGTTATCATATCCAAAGAGATATAATCTATCAGTAACACCAACACCAATAGTTTTTCTAGTGTCAATAGTTAGCCATGATACAGTTGAATCCTCTCTTACAATCTCTCTTGGTGGTATGATATGTGTAATATAACCAGTATCATCTCTATCAAATGACTCTGGACGGAATCCTGAGGCCTCAAGTGCAGTCTGTCCAAAGTTGGAGTTAGAGTTGGTGATTGATGCGTCACCGCCTCGTTCTGCATGGAAGTGTCTAGCATATGCAATAGCGAAAACAGACACCAACTGGATAACAGAATTATTCCTAGTCCTCATGTGTGAGGTTTCATAATTCGGTTTGTAT